AAAGGTGACTTCAAGATATTGGGTAAAAATGAGGTGGCACTTCCTGAACTTGAGCTTATCCTTTTTAAATACGCTGGTTTAATTGCGTCACGTGCTGCAAAGAATTTAAACAAACCTAAAAAAAATAGTCCTAGCGGTTCGAATGCTTCTGGTGACTTAGAAGAAAGTATCAAGATTTCACCTGTTAAATTCATGGGAGGTGTTTATTCAATCGAGGTCACTATGCTTGATTACTTTGAGATAGTAGACCAAGGGCGTAGACCTAATAGTAAGCGCCCACCGATTGAGAATATTAAAAAATGGATAAGAGATAAGCAATTAAGGCTTGACGATGGTGGCACTACTAAAAATGGTTATAAGCGTGAAGGTACTTTAATTAGCAAATCAAAAAAGAAAGTACTTTCAGGTAAAAAGAAAGTTTCAATTTTAGATATGACAGCTTACAAGATAGCTTCAAGCATAGGAAAAAAAGGAACTCCACCGACTTACTTTTTAACGAATGCTATTAAGTCAGTTGAAAAGAACTTTTACAAAGAATTATCAGGTGCATTAAAAAGAGATATAAGAAATAATATAATAGTGTTTAACCCACTAGCAGAAAAGTATAAAAATAAATAACATGGCAATAACGTACATTCAAACTCCACAACTTTGGACACCGATAAATAATGATATGATTTATTACGTGCAAACGAATAGCGATATAGATTTTTTATTCCTTGAGATATGGGTGCAATCGACAATAGTCGGGCGTGTTAAATTAGTTGTCAATGATGGGAACTTTGCGTATTGCGATGTTAAACAATTCTTGCTATCGTTTACAAAGAACGACCAGATGTTTTTCGAGTTTGACGTATTTTGGAAGCCTTTAAACGATTTAAGTTATTACGTGAACTATCAGATTAAATGCGTGGAATCTATCGGCGGAACGTCTTATAATGATACTGTTCGCTATGCCTTTAACGGTCAAGTTTCTTTCACTGATTTTGTGCAATTTAATCAAACACAATTCACAACGACAAACACAACTACAAAGTTTTTGACAAGTTCGCCACGTGTTTTAAGCACAGACTTTGAACGTACAAACTTCTTGAGTTATATTGACGGGGATTCACCAGCTACAAAAATACTTTTAAAGTTATACGAAAGCAATGCTTTAATTCCAACGGGTGTATATGAGTTTGATATTCCAGACCTTTCAGCTTTAGCAGGTATTATTGCGATTAGTCGTGAATCATTCGGAGCTGATTTTGTTTATTGGGAGGATGTTTCGGAAGCGTGGGAAACAGTAGAATCTACTTGGGAAACAATAGGGGGATATTTGATTAATCCTTTTGTGACCGCGTGTGAAATTACCTTACTAGATGAAGACGATATCGCTGTGAGTGAAACATTTAAATTTACCTTTGATGACTATTGTTCTAAGTACGCAAAAACAAATGTGTATTGGCAGAACAGCCTTGGTGGTTTTGATAGTTACACGTTTAACATGGTTAAGCGTAAACGATACGATATTGAAAGAAAGAGCATTCAGAACTACCCGTATAACTTTACACCTACTGGGTATAGTCAGCATGTAAATAACATGTTTAATCTTTCGAATCAAAACTATTTCACTAATTACACAGAGGGCGTAGTCTTAAATTCTGATTTGCTAAACGATGCGGAACATGAATGGTTTTGGGAGCTTATCAAAGCGCATTCTCTTTACGTAGAAGAAAAGATAAACGGAGTGACCTATTATATACCAGCAACAATTAAATCGACTACCTACGAGCCTAAAATACAACGAGTGGATGGATTGCAAAACGTGCAAATAGAATTGCAATATTCTTATGATAATATTAAACTTACAAAATAATGGCTACGCAAAGGACACAGATATATCTCGAAGGCGTTGCATTAGACTTGGATAAAAACGTAGATATAGATTTCACTTATTCGATAGTTGATATTGAAGATTTTGAGAAACGAACTACGACATTTTCAAAGACTATTTACATTCCGGGTACTGCTCACAATAACTTTTTATTCGGTAGTTACTTTGATTTCAATATCGAGAATCCTTATTCGAGTTTAGAAACAAATATCGGGGTAAATTTTAATCCTTTAAAGAAAGCTTTTACAAAAGTAACGCTTGATAATATCGAAATATTTGTAGGCGTTTTAAGGCTTCTAGAGATAAAGTATTTGAACGGTGAGCTAATATACGAGTGCGCTTTATTCGGTTCGTTAAACAACCTCTTTAGTAGCGTAGGCGACAAGCTATTGACCGACTTAAACCTAAGCGAATTCAATCAAGTTTATAACTTAACAAATATAGAAGCTAGTTGGTCGCGTGACGATTATATTTATGCTTTAGCGAATTATGGTAAGTTTAAAGATGCAACACCGAGCAAATTAGATGTAACTAATTTTAGACCTACATTGTTTTGTCGTGAGATATTCGACAAGATAATGAGCGAAGCTGGTTACACTTATAATACTACGTTATGGGATAGTAATAACTTAGATAAGATAACGCTATTAAATAATGAAGAAGATTTTACAGTTTACATTTCAGCTTTAGGTAGCGCGGATTTGGAAGCTCAAGAAGTCAATAATTTATATAGGTCTTTGCAATTAGACCCAGGAAGTTTAGTGCCTAGTTATTTTAATTTTGCAGACGATGGCTTAGGCAATTACTACATAGTAAACAATTCAGCTAATGAAATAAAAGCAAAGTTTACAGGTATGATAGTTTGGGAGCGTGATACCTTTGCACCCGAAAATATGTCTATTGGTATGATTGACTTATTCACAGGCGTAGAAAGTTATTCGGAATATCCAATATCGGGTGGTATAGGTTCTTTTAATTATGAGTTTACTTTTGTATTACGACCCGGTGCAGCGAATGAATTCAGAGCAAAGATAGGTGGCGCATTAAGCACAACAATTTTAGACATTCAATTATCTTCTAATTTAGTAATTACTAACTTTGATAATTCAGCAAAAGTACCCGCAATATATGGGAAGCAATTTGAAGGGAAATCATTTGTGCCGACAGCGGTTAAACAAGCTGATTTCTTAAAGTCAATTATTAATCTTTTAAACTTGTATGTTATTCAAGATAAAGACGATGAATTTAAACTTACGTTTATACCTTATCCAGACTTTTATAACGATAACGTAATCGATTGGGATAATAAGAAGGATTTATCTAAAGGGTTTACAATCAAATCTTCAAACGATTTCTTACCAAAAACATTGAGCTTTAAATACAAGAATGATAACGACTATTATTCAAAGTTGTATTTCAATAAATACAATAGCGCGTATGGTAATAAAACTTACACAACTCAAAACGAATTTAGCAAAGACGACAAAGCATTTGAATTGATATTCTCTTTAGTACCTAATGTGTTTATAAATACCGATATGGCACTACCTGCGATGTTTGATATTAACACAGATGGAACTTACAAGAAAGTAAAGACTAATCCTAAGCTAGTATTTTACGGAGGGTTACAAGATTGCACAAACTTTGAGATTTATAATGGTGATACTTTGCTTGATGCAACCAACGTGCAATATCCTTATTTCGGTCATATCTACAATTATTTAATCGATAGCACGACAAGCGAATTATACGACTTGACTTTTGAAGCACCAAAAGAAATATATTTTCAAACAGCTTTTTATCCCGCGTATAACTTATTCGTGAAATACTATCAAGAATTTATCGAAGCGCAAGATAATAAAGACGCTAAACTAATTACTTTATATTTCTTATTGAATACGATTGATATTATGGACTTAGATTTTAAGAAACCCATAAAAGTTCAAAATGGTTTATATTACCTAAATAAGATAGATGGTTACAATCCTTTAGGGGATTCATTAACAAAAGTAGAATTATTAAAAAAGATATAGATGACAACCGATAATAAAATAGCGCTTGAAATAACAACCGACACCACGCAAACAGTAAAAGCGGTTAAGTCTATAAAGACCGAATTAAAAGAAGCGAATCAGGAATTAATACTTGCGCAGAAAAACTTTGGTGATTATTCTCAAGAAGCTTTAAACGCAGCTAAAAAGGTTGCGCTTTTAAAAGATAGCGTAAACGAAGCGCGAGAAACAGCGGACTTATTTGACCCCGGCAAAAAGTTTCAAGCCTTTAGTGGTGTTCTTCAAACAACGGCAGCGGGTTACGCAGGTCTACAAGGTGCTATCGGTTTATTCGGTACTGAAAGCGCGGAACTTGAAAAGCAATTACTAAAGGTGCAAAGTGCTTTGGCATTATCTGAAGGCTTATCTGCTGTAAAAGATGGTGCAAAAGATTTTAATCGTTTAGGTGCAATTATAAAAACGCAAGTAGTTACAGCCTTTAGCACCTTAAAGGGTGCAATAATAGCCACAGGAATTGGTGCTTTAGCTATTGCGGTCGGTTTAGTAATAGCTAATTTTGAAACTGTTAAAAAGGTTGTATTAGATTTTATTCCAGGACTTGCAAAAGTTGGTGAATTTATCGGTAAGTTAGTTGATAAAGTAACTGATTTTGTAGGTGCTACAAGTGAAGCGTCACGTGCTTATGATAAATTAGCAGGTAGTAATAAGTCAGCTAACGAAGCAATACAAAGACGTATCGATTTATTAACCGCGCAAGGTGGTCAAGAAAAGGAAATTGCAAAGCTATCGAAGCAATTAGCCGAAAATGATTTAAATACGTTACGCTCAAAGTACAATGCCGAAAAGGGATTGCGTGGCGAGGATTTAAAAAACTTTGAAGATTTAAAGAATCAAAAGAAAATAATTGACGCGCAAGAAACTGCAAGGCTAAGGACTGAAGAAGAAAAAAGGGTAGCCGATAGAAAGACTGTAAGAGATAAGGAAATTGCGGATAAGAAAGCAGCAGACGAAGCCGAGCTTCTTAGAATTGGTGGTCTTAGGGTTGCAGCGTTTGAAAAAGAACAGCAAGAAATAAAAGACAAAGAAGATAAGCGTTTAGGATTAATTAAAGAATTAGATTTAAATAATGATGCTTTTTTAAAGGCTTCATCTGAAAAGAAAATTGGATTTGATTTATTAACACAAGCAAAGCAAACTTCTATAAATGCTGAAACCTATGCAAAGTTTGAAGAAAACGCAAAGTTTGATTTAGAAATAAAAACAAGGGCAGCTCAAGGTGAAATTGAATTATTGATGGCGGTATCAAGCACAGCGGGGCAACTTGCAGACTTAGCAGGTAAAGAAACGGCAGCGGGTAAAGCCTTAGCGGTTGCACAAGCTTTGATTAATACTTATCAAGGTATTTCAGCGGGTGTTAAGTTAGGTTATCCAGCTGCTATTCCAGCGGTCTTAGCTGCTTCGGTTACAGGATTCAAGGCGGTAAAAAGTATTATATCTGTGAAAGTTCCGGGCGGTGGTGGTGGTGCTTCTATTCCGGGTGGGGGTAGTCCGCAAACATTTACGGCTTCGGCTGCTCAAGCACCTATACAGTCAGGTATTAACGTGACACAAACTCAATCATTAGGAACTGCAAACGTAAACGTACAAAACCAACAAGCGATAAAAGCTTTTGTTGTTGAAACAGATATCACAGATAGTCAAGATAGAATTAACAAAATAAAGGCAGCTGCAACAATTTAATATATTTAAAGATATGGACTTACCAATTTACAAATTAATTATCAATTCCGATATGTCGGACGATAGTGAAGTTGATTACATCGCGCTAGTAGATAGACCCGCTATTCAGAAGAATTTCTTAGCGTTTAATGAGCGTCTAAAATTTGAGGTTATTAGCGAAGATAAACAAATCTTGTCTGGTGCTTTGATGTTAGCAGACGTTCCTATTTATAGAAATAATGAAGAATTTGGCGAACATTACGTTGTTTTCGATTCAGGAACTATTCAGCAAATAGCAGAAAAATTCTTTAAGCGTGGTTATCAATCAAACGTAAACGAAATGCACAACCCAGATAAGGCGGTGCAAGGCGTTACGATGTTTGAATCATGGCTAGTAAATAAAGAAATGGGTAAGATGCCTATCAAGGGTTTTGAAGATGCAAAAGACGGGTCATGGTTTGGAAGCTACAAAGTAGATAACGCGGACATTTGGGAAAAGGTAAAGTCTGGCGAATTTCAAGGCTTTAGCGTCGAAGGTATTTTTGGTTATTCAGACATTGTAAAGAAAGAAGATATAATGCTTGAAAAGATAAAAGAGATATTACGTTCAGCTGAAATTTAAGTTGCATAAAATCAATTCAATTATATATAATTATTATTAATCAAAAAGTATGAAAGCAAAGGAAGCATTAGAGCAAATTAAAAGTTTGTTGTTTTCCGACGAGGTTGTGAGTACTCCAGAAGAAGTGGTAACTGAATTTGCTGAAGGCGTTCTTGCCGACGGTACTATCGTTAAGTTCGACAAGTTAGAAGTTGGCGGTTTAATTTCAGTGGTTACAGAAGAAGGAGAAATTCCAGCACCAGTTGGTGAGCATGAGCTTGAGGACGGAACTATCGTTATAGTATCTGAGCCGGGCGTAATTGCCGAAGTTAAAATGGTAGAAGAGGAAGTTGCGGAAGTAGAAGTTGTTGAAGAATTGAGCGCAGACGTTGTAAATTACGACGATAGATTTCAAGAAATCAGAGAATCTTTTAATTCTAAAATGACTGAGATTGAAACTAAAGTAAGTTCACTAAACGAGGTTACTAAAAAGCTGATTGAATTCATGGAAGCTTTTGCGACAATCGAATCTGCTCCAGAAACACAAGCACCGAAAAACACATTTCTTGCACAAAGTAAGAACGTGAAATCGGATAGCTTTAAAAAATTACAAAACATTTTTCAAACAATTAAAAATTAAAAAACATGGCTTTAGATTTAACTGGTTTAACCAATTATGTAAAAGAGAATGAGCAACAACTTGCCACTTCTCTAGTATTCGCGCCAAAGACTGCTAAACTAATCGAAGCAGCTGGAAACGTACAAGTCGGCATTAAGTCGTCTGAAAAAATTAACCTTATGGAAACCGATGCTGTATTTCAAGCTGGTGGAACTTGTGGTTTTAGCTCAAGCGGTACAACTGCTTTCACACAAAGAGCATTAACTCCCGGTAAGATTAAAGTAAATGAGTCTATTTGTCCTAAGTCATTCGAAGCTAAGTACACACAAAAGGCTTTGAGAGCTGGTTCAATGTACGATTACATGCCATTTGCTGACGAGTACACCGCTAAGAAAATCGCTGTAATTGGCGAAGCTCTAGAAGTTGGTTTGTGGCAAGGTGATACTGGTTCAGGTAACGCACAACTTAATAAATTTGATGGTCTTTTGAAGCTTATCGCTCCTGCTGGTGTTCCAGTTTCTGGTGTAATTGATGGCAATCCCGGTAACGTAGCTGCTTTATCTACAAGCACTATCATTGCTGCTGTTGATGAAGTTTACACTTTAATCCCTGCTGACATCGTTTCAAATGGTGACGTTGTTATCTTCGCTGGAATGGATGCTTTCAGAATGTACACTGTTGCATTGAAGGCTGCAAATCTTTTCCATTACGCTGCTGAATCAGTAGACTTTGAAATCGTTATTCCGGGAACTAGCGTTAAGCTAATCGCTGTAAATGGTTTGAACGGAACTGACAAGCTTATCGCTACTCGTATGTCAAACCTTTACTTAGGAGTTGATTTACTTAACGAGGAAGAAAGATTTGAATTGTTCTATGCGAAAGAAGCAGACGAAATGCGTTTTGTTGCTGAATTTAAGATGGGAGTTCAATATGCTTTCCCAACTGAAATCGTTTACTGGCAAGAAGGTGGAGTTGCTTAATTAACAATTAATTTTTAACCAAAGAGGGTAGGTGGATAAACTGCCTACCCTTTTTTAATACTCAAAAATATGTCATGTGCATTAACGCAAGGGTACATTTACGATTG